TCCAGGCGTCCATTCGGCTTGTCTTTGTCGTGGCTCAGTCTTTTGAACTGAGGCAACCTCTGTAGTCTTTAAGAGATTGTCTAAAGCGTCATCAATGTTCAATTGGACACTTACATCCGTCTTTGCCGAATAACCTTCTACGATGTCTACGCATAACATCAGAGCCTACCGCAATGTTAAATGTTGCTAACAATTCAACTAAGCGAGCCGAGTTAATCTTTTCATTCAACAATGCTTCCTTGAATTTAGTTCGCGCTGGTTCGGGCAACTCATTTGTAATTCTTCCTACCGAACATCCGTTTTGAACTTTCCATACACCAACTAATTCATCAAGTGCAGAGACGAACTCATCCTGATTTATTTTTGGATTTACAGCGGGGACAGCGGATACTCCACGGGCGCGTGGCGCTTTCAAAGAGGAGCCTGTCGCATTTCCAGCATCGCTGGAACTCATCGGTTGTTGCGTTTCTGCCATACGGGTCTACCACTCTCTCTTGTGGAGGAAACTCCTCGTTTACATTCGCACTAGACATCGGAAATTCACCGAGATTAGTGGACGATACTTTGGGTCTACTCCTAGTAGGTTTACTGAACCCATAGGTTCAATACGCATAATATGCACCCCTGAGATGGTTTGTTCAAGCACCGACGCGAGCAAAATTCTAATCGTGTCGGCTTTATCTCGAGCCGTTGGATAGTCCTCGCGACCTGCTCGGCAGATAATCTGAAGCATAGGGTAGTCAATACGGATACCGCCCGCCCCCATAGTGAAGGCTGGGGAACTGCCTGAGTTCTCGTAGACAGCAACACACGCATCGGGAGTCTCGGGCAAGGTGCCAAGAAAGATAGATGTTCCAAGGGTGCCTTGGCTGGCATGAGCGCCAAAAGCGCTCGAGGTGTTTTGCAGATAGTCGCCTATCGATTCAAGAATTGTTGCCATTATGCACTCCTACTTTTTAGAATGTGGATTATTCTACGCGAGATGTTATTTTGGATTTCAGCAAGAGATTGCATAAATGGCTGTTCAAGGTATTTAGCCTGTGTCGGTGGCTTATGGTAGTTACCAATAATTTCATGGACATAAAGCGCATAAGGTGCTGCTGGACCACCATAGAAAATGTCTACATAGATGCCTTGACCTGAGCCTTGAGGAGCGCTGACTCCACCTGAACCGCGAAGAACTCCCGTATCAACTGGGACGAGAACCTGTGACTTGGCGAAGATGTTATTTGCCTCTTCCCAAATCGCTTGAGCAACTGCTTTGGGAGCGTTTAACTGGGCAGAACGAAGTACGGCTTGCAACTCAATATCACCCTCAAGGGTGAATGTGTACACATTTCCCATGACTACCGCCCAAATCGAATGACGGTGTGATGCGCTCCGTTTTCATCTGCGATGTTATCGACTGCATTGATAGTAAAAGTGTCCGCCCCGACGACCATTCTATGTCCAACAGTAATTGAAGTTTGTGGTCCATTTGTAATGAATCGCCCGATGTCTACGACTTCAATACCTTGTACATCCTTAGACTTAATCGTGTCATAAATGAGACGACCTGTTGCTGTCACATTTGTATTGGATGCACCAAAGGTAGGTTTATTGTATTTATCAACTGATGCCTTGGGTGTGAAAATAACCGTATCGGTCATGAACTCAGCGACTTTGGAGTAAATAGCATCAGCCATGATGACTCCTACTCAGGAACGCGCTGGTCGTAGATGTTGTTTGGGTTGTCGTGGACACCAGCATAGAAATCCGTGTTGTAGTCCTGAATACTTCTATCATTGGTTGAGAGCAAACTGTTGGCATTAGCCTTCATTGTTGGAGGCGACTTACGCATCTTACGGTCAAGGAATGAGTTAGCAAGGTCTTGGTATTGCTTGCTCTTTGCAGTAAAGGACTCAGAAACAGAGATGTCTCCGACGCTCTTTGAGGTGCTATCTGCTAAACGGCTAAAGCGTGAGACTAGAGTTTCACAGGCTGCGCGACAGATTTCATAAACATTTGTTCCCCACTCAGTAATTAGATAATCCAACTCTTCATCAGAAAACAGCGCATCATTTGTGTCTGTGTCATTGATAAGGAATCGAACTCGATTACGGAGACTTGTACTTGGGTCTCCTGAGTAGGTAAAAGTCATTACATTCCACCAAGCATCAAATTAGTAGTAACAACGCTATCGTTTGTTGCAGCGGTGGCTGATGTTATGTAGGTTGAGGCAGCGGTGGCTGATGTTAAATAATCATCCAACTCATTATCTACATCGGTTGCAAGGTTAAGAATGTCTGTATGAACGGCAGGATTATCACCTGCGGTTGGGTATCGTAGACCCTTGGATGTTGTACCAGCCATTATTGCTCCTATCTTAAGGCTAACAGTATACCCTTAAAAAAAATAAGCCTATAATGCCAGTCATGGACGACAAGATATTTGTATCAATAGCATCTTTTTTGGATTCGGAACTGCGCCCTACCGTTGAGCGCCTTTTATCTAATGCTAAAAATCCTGAAAATATATTCGTGTTTGTTTTTTCCCAAAATGAGGATGATTCCCACCCTGACCTAGAAACTTTATTTTCGCAATACGGCGGGACTCTTAATTACACAAAAATTAACTATAGGCATACCCGTGGGGTGTGCTGGGTTAGGGCTGAAATCTTGAAGAATTTAACCCAAGAATATAAATACTATTTACAACTAGATAGCCATATGGCTTTTGCTCATGAATGGGACGCTGTTCTTAAAGAGGACTATCAAAGGGCTTTGAATGAGGTAGGCGATTGCATCTACACGGTTTATCCTGCTGGCTATCACTATTCAGGCGACAATTTGGTGCTAGACATTGTGCCTCATATCCCACGGATACCAATTTACATAGAAGGCAAACCTACAAAGTTTCTTCCTAAAGAAGTGGACTCTTTTAGGACATCTTTATTTCCGAAGCCCCACGGAAGCAAGTCTTTTTGGTTTTCTGGAAACTTTGCTTTTGGTCATAGTAGGTATTTTATTGAAACACCTTACGACCCTAACTTTTTCTTTGATGGCGAAGAACACTCTATGTCTCTGCGTATGTTCTCAAAAGGAGTCACCTTTTTAGCCCCGCCTCGCCAATGCGTTTACCATTATTACAAGATGGATAAAAAAATTTATGTCCACGATTTGAAATTATTTGATGAATATTATGAAAAAGCAGACAAACACATTCATGATTTTTTCACATTTCAACTCAAAGATGAATTTGGAATTACTCCTGATGTTATTTACAAATGGATAATGGTATCAAGAGATACTAGGTAACTTTTTGAATTGTTGTATTCCCCAATGAGTTGATTCAACACTTATTAAATCACAGTATGTATTAACATCATTGTTCGTAGCATAAATATTAAACAACGGTTGCTTAAACCAATGCCAGTCTAAAGGGAGAAATATTCCTTCCTCTACTTGTTTTAAGAGTTTCTCGACACCTCGACGATTGATTATGTAACAAGCATTTGAATCGTCTATGTAAGGATAGGATATTTTTGAATTTATGACCTTTACAGGCTCGCACATTTTTCTTTTTTCTATAGGTACACAGAAATGATAAATCTCCCAATCGTCAGGGAGTTCACTCAAACATTCTTGGAAAACTTCAAATGAGCCATCCTTAAAATAAACATCATCTTCAATAAGCATTACATAGTCATAGTCGGTTTTAAGGAAATTAACCCATGCCGTGTAGTTGCTTGCCCATATACCAATCTGTCCGTATTTCCATCCAAGAGGCGTGGATTCTTGTTTTCTATAAATAGGTGCAAAGTTTTCAGGGTCATAGCCATCAGGGTCTACTTTGAACTCTCTGTTCTTAGAAAGAAACTCTTCTAAGGTTTCTTGTGAGTCAATCTTAATTGTTTCTGAATTTAACTCAGGTAGATAATTCCTTAAATAATCTTTAGAGTTGTTTGCATTTACTTGCCTTAAAAATGAATCCCATCCCTTAGATTCGAATAATTGCAAATTCGCTTCTTTATGTATGTTAAATAAATAAAAACAACCTTTTAACATCAATTATCCTTTTGAAGATTAAAATATTCAATGCCAACAGAAAATCTCTTCATGTGCTGAACAGTTGCTTTTTTACTTATTGTCAAAGGTATATTGCAATCTTTAATATTTTTGAAAAAAGCAATATCTTCACCTAGATGTGAAGAACCATGAAAGAAGTTGGTACGATTTCCAAATTTTTCTAATAATTTTGTTATTACGCTCCTATGGATGAGAAGAAAACCAAAACCAGCGGCATCTGCGAGAAATGTTTCTTGTTCTTTTTCAATATCAATAGATTCTATTGATTCAAAGTTATTTTGAGTTCTGAAAACAGAGGAAGATGCTGGAGGGGTTTTTCCTTCTTTTTCATTAAGCAAAAGATAATAAACACCTGAAACTAAAGGGTTTGATTTTTTATCAGCAATCTCCCACAAATCTTTAACAGTTTGCAACTCAGCGACAATATCTGAATCTATGCTTAATAACCATTCATGTATATTATCGTTATACCAGTTAGCAACTATTTCCATTCTTTGTTTGCTTAATTGATTTGAACAATTTCTCATTATTCCACCAACAGGAATTCCAAAATCTTCTCCGTTTAGAATCAATTCTGCTAATTTTTGTGTAAATAATCCATCGGTAATTCCATTATCGCACCAAGCAATAGTTATTGTTTCGTTTGAAGTATGAATTTTTGCTCTCCCGTCTTTGGGATTACCTTATCCTACATACTTATTATTTGTCGATTTGCAAGGTCAATTAAAATTGACTCTGCCTCTTCATTGGTAATTTCCTTAAAAGAATATTTTTCTAGTCCTGAAATGTCTGCACCTTCTTGAAAACTACCAAAAATTGTGTTTTCATCAAGACAGATTATTCCCGATGAAGCAAACCCTCTTTTGTTTATTTCTTGGTCTGCCGTATAGCCATATTTGCCCTCATCGGGAAAATATAAATTCCAAGTTGCATATTTCATGAAAGTTCTTCCTTTTTATTTTGTTCAACCTGATTATCTTGTTTGTAGAAGTTTGGGTCAAGACTTGGTAACATACCGATTTGATGCAGAGCATCCAAGGATGCCCAAGAGACAGTTCCGCCTGAACCGATTGCTTCTAAAGAGGCTTGCCTGTTCAAGCGAGCGTTCCAATAAGCAGGTTGCATATTTTCAATTTCTTCTGCCGTATATTTATGCTCCCATGATTCCCAAACTTGCAAAAAATACTCTAGTTCTTTAAGAGCGCCACGCAAACCAAACTCTGCATCTTCTAAATCTAACTGAATTAACTCAGCATCTATTTGCGAAATTGCGTCTTTTTTTGAAATTAAAGATTTGTAGTGAATCTTTGTTTTTTCCATAGTTAAATAAATTCTTTTTATATCTCCAACTAAAGTTCTTATTTCTAAAAGAACTTGCTTATACCGTTGTTCATCCGTATCGTGTTGCCCAATTACAAACTTATCAATTTGATAGCGTGTACGGGCTTGAGAGATTTCATTGAAGGCGCTATAAACTGGATGCTCCTGCTCAATTACAACTGGGAGCGAGGCATCTCTTTTATTTTTATTGTTAATGGGCACTTGCTAATGATGTACCATGGCTAGTTCCATTGCAAGCCACCGAAATCGTACTGCGCGTGTCGTTGGAGAAAGTTAATTTGTCAGTATTTGCAAGCCAACCACTATTGTAACCCGCTGTTAAATACCCTGCCCCGCCAGCGGTGTAACCTCTAGCGCTGTTCGACCTCCGCCCAACGGAAAGTGTGGCGCCTGTGCTTGACCAAGTTTCTGTTGAAAATGGCATTTTGAAAAATGTGGAGGCGGAAGCATCAGGAAAAAATGTATACCCTGCGGTTGAACCATTAGTTACGGAAAGGTTGAAACAACCACCTGCTGATGTTGCGGTATTGATTAGAGCAGAATGATTATCTGTACTAAAATTCCAACCAAAGAAAGAAGGATTTCCCAATCCCCTCCCAGTATTTCCTCGTAAATATCCTTTTACCCCAGGATTACTTATATCAATCGTATTGTTTTGATTTCCAAAACCTGCACCATTGTGTGAAAACGGTGTTTGATAACTAGAATAATTACCAGCACTAAAAGTACGCACTACGCTGTTTGTGTCATTAGAATAAATTTGTTTGTTGGCACTAACAGTAATAGCAGGAGCAGATGTAACGCTATAAGCATCAGTAAAAATATATCCTGCTGTGCTTCCATTTTCAACGGAAGAAGTGCTCTCTCCAAATCCATTGGATGCTATAGTTGCGGCGATAGTAGACCAAGTATCTGAAACAAAAACAATTTTATCTATTACTGTATTAGTAGTACCACCTGAAGAATTGCCGCTATATTGAAGGTAAGTACCACTCGATGCTATGCTCGTGCCTCCTGCTAGATACCCAGCAACTCCTGGGTTACTTACACTTGAAGGTTTAGCCCAAAATCTATTTAGGCTATTTGATGATGTGCTTGCTGTTTCTGTATCAAATCTGAATTTTCCAGTATCTCTCTTCGTATAATCGTGCGTTGCCCCGTTTGTAGTAGTGGGGTTCCATGAGCCACCAGCAATATACATGGCTGGGATAATAGGATTAGGAGTTGATGCAACACCATTTGATGTTGAACTTGTTCCGTAGGCATTAGTTGTTGTCATTGTAAATGTGTAAGCCTGATTCGCAGCAAAAGAACCCGTTACAGACAACGCTGTTGATGTTCCGCTATAACTTAAAGATAGAGATGGGGAACTTGTAACAGCAACAGATGTTATCGCACTTCCACCAGTTGCACCTGACCAGTTTACGGTCACATTTGAAGTGCTGTTGATTCCAACGCTTGAAATTGTAGGTGTCTGAGGAACTGATGCAGATAGAACTGAGGCACTTGTACCTGAAGCAGTTGATGTTCCATTAGCGTTTGTCGCTGTAACTGTAAATGTATATGAACTGCCTATTGTTCGAGAAATAGTAACTGGGCTTGCGCTGTTTGTCGCTGTTCCGCCACCTGATGAAGTTGCTGTAAAGACTGAAACAGCCTTGCCACCAGTTGCTCCCGCAGTAAATGGAACTGTAATGTTTGCACTACCTGTGTATGCCTGACCAGTCGCACATGTTGGAGTTCCGATAGTTGGAGCCTGTGGAATTGTGGTTGCTGTAATTGCAGATGAGGCAGATGAAGCGTCAGAGGTTCCGACTGAGTTAGTAGCCGTTGCAGTAAATGTATATGAGACACCTGATTGCAGACCTGTCACAGTTAATGGAGAAGATGCTCCGCTTGCTGTAAAGCCTCCAGGACTTGAAGTTACCGTAAAGGAGGAAATCGGTGCGCCATTGT